CTGAGGAAGCTGCACTTGATGCATATGAGGATACTTTAGTAGCAGTTGAACTCGCTGAACTTGCTGCAGAGCTTGCAGCACTTGAATTAGTGATATCTGTCATACACTCACCTCCCTTCTATTACAGTTCGTCGTCAAACACTGGGTCAGGCACACATCGACAGCCATAGTCCTGTCCTGGCAGCAGGTCTGCAGTGTCATAGTCATAGACAACACCTTCGCGAGCAACGTGAGACGGGCGCTCTCGCTCATCTAGCATGCCGTGCCAACTGAAATGATTGATTCCAACTGCTTGGTGCCGCTTTCTGGTCATCTGACCATAGACGGTTCCTGACTGATCACGAGCGATGAAGGCTGCACGATTATCGCTAAGATGTGTCTGGTGTTTGATGGACTGAGCCATCTCGCCATAAGACTGTCCCTGAGTCACACCACGATAGATGATCTGTTCCACTTTGGTAGCATACTCATCACGAATCCCTTTGATGTAACTAACATTCTCAGCAATCTTTCCTTTGATGAATCCATCAAGCTGTGCATCCCCAGCAACCGGATTAACCGCTAGAATCGTTGACTTACCATTAGCTAATAAGCTCTGATTGTAAACTTTGGTATGGGCCATAATTTGTGTAGCTACATTACTGCGGTTGCTTGAATTAATCGCCTGCATAAACCGGTCAACCATTTGCTGTGCATCACTATCAGTAAACGACCCCAGAATCAATTGTTTCAGCTTATCAATTAGTCCTTGAATCCAGTCGACGAAATCATCATTGACAAATTCCGAATCGTTGACCGTTTGTCGGTCAATCACTGGCTTAATCTCAGATTTGAGAAGCATCAAAGTAATGCTCTCAGCTATCGATAGAGCACGTTGTCCATCACGTCCGTATGATTTCTCAATTGATAGTGGAAAACGCGTGTGTGGCACTCTCATGGCTAATCACCGCCATGTTCTTTCTTGTACGCTTCAACCAGTGCTCGACGTTCATCATCACTCATGCTATCGGCGTCAACCATGCCATCCGGGTCCATCCCACTGGCTCCAAATCTTGCCTCGCGCACTTCATCAGGCCCTTGCACGCCATTTTGGATGTAAATTTGGTCAGCCTGCGCGTTTGCTAAGCGAATCTGAGAGTCAGTTTGAGAATCTACAGACCACAAGGGATTGAATTCAATTGACCAGCTGACCGTGTCAGGGTCTAGCGGACCGCCACATTCGTCACTAGCTCGCATGAGCAGCTTAAGCAGGTATTCCAACTGGGGGCGCATTTTGTTCTCTTGGTCCGACGCAATCCGCGAGTAGTAGTTCATTACGTCATACTGCGCACCAGTCAGTGTTCCGGCTTCTTGGCCTTTAAGCACTGACTTAGGCATGCGGGCCGCACCACTAAGGTATTCCCAAAGGAAGTCAAGCAAACTGTCAATTCCACCGACATTTGTTGACTCTTTGGTCAGCTCGTCCTTGTCACCAATCAGCGCCGTAGACTCGGTACGGAACTTGGAAGAGGCTGCCGCTCCAACTTGCAGTAGCTTGTCAGGGCTTGTATCGTCAACAGCTGGGGACTTAAACACTTTGAACACGTAATCGTAGAGAATCTCGCCGACCGAGTAGAGCCCGGTGTCCATCGTCATTAGGATGTCGTAAATAGTCTCTAGCAGAGATACACCTTCAGTCTCATCTTCGAAACGCAAGTCTTGTTGCCGTAGCAGACGTGACTTGTCAACCAGCTGTGTACCGTAATGCTCTGCGCTCAAAACGTCAGCAGTTCCGTTATTGATTTGATAGCTCAGTGCTTGACCATAAGTTGGTGAGAAAACATCATCATCAAACTTGGTTTCGTTTACTTTCTTCGAGCTAAACGCCGTGATAAACGGAATGCGTAGCAGCCTATCCGGATTAAGGGGGTCTGCAAGGTCATAATTCCAACTCTCATTGGTACTAATGGCGATGTACCCAGCGCGGTATAGTCGCGAATAACGGTAAAGGTCTTTGAATCGCTTTTGTGCGTTCAATTCGTTAAGCCGTGCTTCATACTTAGCGGCCAAGTCATTGTCGTCCATCTTGATATGCCAGCCATTACGGGTCATGTCCTCTGCAGGAATATCTACGATGTTATGAGCCATTGAATTGCCGCGATAAAGTTGCTCCAGCTCGTAGTCATCTAAGTGGTGTCCCATCCCTGGACGCTGCATACGGAATGAATCAGGGTGTGATGATCTACCAGCTGTTGGCCCACTCTTGGTTTGCATGAAGTCCATGATTAGTGGCTGACCATCAAGTCCTACAATATCTTTACTCATCAATTCGCCTCCTTGCTATACCACGCCAAAGCGCTTCTCTAATGACTCGTATTCCAGAATGTACTTTTCCAATCCGTACCGCATCGCGTCGATAAAGTGGTTATTGGCATCGACCGGCTTGTTGAGCCAATTGCCCTCTTTGTCGCGGTCAAACACGTACGTGTTGAACTCTTCAATCGCGTGTGTACAGCTTGGCAGGATATGGATTCGATAGCCTTGCAGAAAGTTAATCCCATAGTCAATCGAATCTGGACCCTTAATTGACGGGTGAATCCGCCGAATTCCCTTGGCCTGCAACTCATCAATCAGCCGTGGCTCAGCACAGTCCGCCGCAATGTCTGACTTCAAGTAGTTGTGTTCTTCGAGCCAGTCGTAGATGTCCTGTGTCTTCATAGCCTTCTGATACAGCTCTTGGAACACCCAGATATCTTTGGTCTCACGATTGATTGCCATCTCAGCAAACGTGGTCGGATCATGAGTAAATCCAAAGTCCATACCATGGCCGACACCGTCAGACTCAGCGACAATCTTATTCACATCGAAGTCTTCAACTACCCAATTCTCAAAGACAAGTCCCTCAGCAACACCCCAGTCTCCATCACAGACAATCTGAGCACGTCTAGGGTTCGTCCGATATAGGTCAAGGTATCTTTGCCGGTCTTGGTCGTCGAGCCACTCGTTGCACCTAAACGTCGTTGTGCGTGCAAAAGTATCTGGCTTCCTAGTCTCCGGGTTGAAGAACATCGCCTTAAGCCAGTGCCGCTCGGACCACGGGTTAAACGTGATGGTGATTTGCTTGAAAAATTCTTTCTCCCATACTTGCCGCTGAACAATTTCATCGGCCGGCACATATTGTTGGTCTTCAAACGGATCGTGTAGTCCTCCACGAATTGATTCAACAACAGTTTCAAATTTATCAGAGTTCTCGATTTCGAACGCCTCCTCAAACCACGACCAGCAAAGAACGCCAGTGTCCACATCAACAGAAGTTACTTTCAGTGGGTCATCAAGCCCGCGAAAAATAATCTTCTGGCCAGTAGGCAAGTAGGCAATCTCTGGTTTTCCTTCATTGCATTTAAAAAGACGGCTAACTTTAAGTCGGTTAATCGCCCATTTTAGAACAGTGTAAGTTGAATCGTGATTGGTGTTGGAATAGCGCCGCACAACTAATAGATTCGACCACGGATACTTCATGATTCTGTAGATAAAGTTAAGTGCTGTGGTTCGTGACTTCTTCGAACCACGCGAGCCTTTTACTACACGATAAAAGTGCTTGTCACGCCAGAACTTGTTATATCCAGAGCCAATGAGGTACTTAATCTTGATTTCCGGATGCCTTGTCTCCATCTTCATCGGTGTCTTCCCCCTCTACATCGTCTTCTGGTAAATCGTCAACAAACGTTGGCAATGGCATGTTATCGCGGTCGCTGTCACGCTTGAGCTGGGCAACTTCTGCCTTGGCCTTGGATACCTGTACTTTCATCAGTTCAAGACGTTGACGGCGAATATCATTTTCGTCTGCTATTGTGTTGAACTGCTTAATCAGGTTTCCGAGGGTTCCCATGGCACGGGATTGAGCCGACATAAAGTTGGCTTGCTTGTCCCATGCGTACTGAACGTCATAAGTCGTCCCCATACCTGAACCGGATATTTCATCGCTCAGGTCATCAGCGTTATCCACATACATGATCTTTTGTGCTCGAATGATTGCGGTGTACTGAATCGTAATATTTTGCCATAGAATATCGGCTGGGGACTGTTCTTCGACAATTCCAAGAATCTCGCTAGTCTCGTCTGGCAGCCACTTGGCAAATAGGCCATGGGTCACCGCATTTTTATTCTGTGGTGGTGCGGCTCCTCCATGATTGCCGATAGCGTTCTTATTCTTGTGTAACGAATCGTAACGCTCCTTTTGAATCGGAGCGCTCCCTTTCGTTTTCTCGTCCCAATTATCTGTTGACTTCCATTTTCGAACTGTTGATGCAGAAACTTTCAGCTCACTAGCAATGTCCTTCAATGGGCGTTTCTTGCCCGATTCTAGCCATAATCCTTTAGCTTGTTCTCGTTTCGGATTTCTTTGTCTTGGCAATCATAGCCACCACCTCCCAATCCGTGTTTGTTTTGTAATCAATGGAATTAAATTCCCAGGCTGACCAGCCACAGGACCACCATAGCCAACGTGTCTACAGCAAGCACCGTGACATCATGCTTCAGCGTTTCAATCCCATCATCGCTAGTCTTGATATTTGTTTGAAATAGAACCGACCACATCACAGACAACCCCGTGGCTCCCCAGTAAGTCAATGCTGGAAGCTTAAAGATGGGAACTACTACCCATCCCCACGCCAGCATCAAGTAGAAGCCTTGCAAGAAGAATACCGCTATAATAACTGCCCACAACGCGATTGCTAATAGGCAACCTGTTGCTCCATCAAATTCATTTTTCACGTTTATCTTTCCTTTCAGTCATCTCAGCCACAGAAAAAGCACCACTCTGCTGTGAGTGATGCTTTGCATACTCCTTTTTAGACCATGGCATCAAATCATGCTCCGTAATATGGTCAATTTTGCTGCCATATGAGCCGTTCTGCCAGTACATGGGTGTTTGTCTGCGCCTTACCATACACTCGCCATCCACCCAATCAGGAATCCAACGGCGACTGCCATGAGCCCGGCAATCAATTTTTCCCAATCTCGACGCCTCATGGCGCCACCTCCTTACTTTTTCAAATACTCGTCAACAGTAATTGGTATCGCATGCCGTCGGTTGTACTCACCAAGAAAACGCCCTATGACTGCGCAGATAAGCGGACGTTGGTCATCATGATTCACTACCACATAGGGTGGCGGGGAAAAGAATAATCCGCCTGGCGGAGTCTCAATATGAACGTCAGGGACATAGTTCAGATCATACTTGTCACGTAGATACTGGGCTTCATGCCACAACTCAAAATACTCACTATCTTTCATGGCTACGTTCCTCCTGTGCCCTCTTAATCCGCTGCTGGGACACTTCAAAGTAATGTTGGTCTAACTCCATGCCGATGAAGTTTCGGCCTGTCTCCACGCAAGAAACACCCGTGCTACCGGAACCCATGCAGTTATCCAGCACCAGGTCACCGGGGTTCGTGTAGGTCTTAATGAGATAACTCAATAGTTTTACCGGTTTTTGTGTCGGATGGTCCGTTTTCTCTTTTGAATTACTGACGACTGACGAGAACTTTAAATAATCACTAGGGTTTTTCCAATTGGCGTCATATACATTCCAACTTCTTGAAGCGTATTCTGTGCCAAAACTAACTTCATTGGAATCATGCCGTACAGACCTGTAGTTTTTGCTTTGACCGCCTTGTGCTTCTTTTACCCGCGGACTTTCTCTTCGCATCATTTGACGGTTAAAG